GAAAGCAAGTTCTAGTGCTCAGCAAGCTTGGGAGGGTCTCCGAAGCTTGTATGACAAGTCTGATGCTGCTGCTCATGATGCTATAAATGTTATTTCTGATTATTCTAAATGGTATAAGTGGGCTTTTGTTATCATGATTGCTGTGATTGCGCTTTGGGTTCTGTGGCGGCATTCTCAAAAACTTTCTAAGAAAGTTAAAGAGAGTCACAAATCTTCCAAGCGGGGCAACCGTGGTAAGAATAAGAGTAGTAATCATCGGATTAATAAATATTGGAAGGGCATTTATTCAAAAGGTTTTGACGTAATCACTGATAAGTCAGTGCTTCAACTTGATGATGGTAGTGGTCAGATGTATGATGTCAATGGCAAGACTGCTGCTGAAAAAGCAGATGACATTGTCCATTTTCTTGATAATTCTGATTGTGATCCATCAAAGGTTAAGCTGCGTATTCGTACGAAAGACAAATGGGTTGATTACGCCTTAGCAAATGATGTCCGAAATGTTTATAATGATCGAAGTTACTCCTCTGATTTTGAGCCTTCTGACCGTTTTAGTAAGAAGAAACAGAAAGTTAAAGTTCATGGTTCTGATTATCAATTTGAAGCTAGTAAGGACCTGACGCGACGCTTTGTTCCAATAGTGGAAATGGATACAGTTCCCCCTGTAGAGGATGAGAACTATGATCCTCCATCACGTATTGGTAATCTTGAAGCGCCTGCGAAGGTCGTGAAAGTTTCAGTTGCTCAGAAAGTGAAAATTAAACAATCTGCTTCTCCTTGTCATATTCATTATCTTTATGGTACATGTTCTAAAAAATCGTGTCCTTATGATCACACGATGTCAAAGGATCGAGCCTTGATCATCATGAGTACTACTGTATGCCCTTTGGGTAATAAGTGTACAAATGTAAACTGTCCTTTTATTTGCACTAAGAAAGCAAAGAAAGAGGCCAGCCTAGGTAAAAGTAAGCTTGATCCAACTGTACCTTTTGGTGTTACTGGTGTTGTTGCTGGTAAAGACAATTGGTCGAACTGCACATTTTATGGACAAGACTTTATTGTGCCAAAGCATTGGTATGATACAGTTAAGTCAGAACCGGGTGTGGTTATTAAGATGCCTGATAGGGTAATTAATGTTTCTGATTGTTCTTTACGACAAGTTGATTCTGATCTTGTGGCTATACGTCCCAAACAAGCCTATGTTCCTAAGGTGAAAGCTATTGCTCGTACACCTGTGGCTGAACAAGTTTATTTGGTTGCGTATGGGTCATCAGATATGAAGTCACTTCCGAGGGTTTCCGAAGGTAAATGTTGTTTGAATTCAGGCGTTGCCACGTATGATGCAAGTTCTTCTTTTGGAGATTGTTGTGGTGGCGTTTGGGCTGTTGCTAATGATTCAACACAGCTTGTAGGTTTTCACAATTGGGGTTCACCTAGCAAGAATGGATTTATTCCGATAACGAAGGAGCTATTGGCATGTTTGTCTGGCTCTTCGGTTTTTCGGGAATCCCTCTTGTAAATACAGAATTTCAATTAGATGATGTGTTGATCTCCTATCCTTCGCAGTTAGGGGATCTATCTACAAGAGGGGGACCGAGTAGCGATTGGCTTGCTCAATGTGGCAAGACGAAAGAATTGCGCTGGTTAGCGCGTTCTAATCGTCGTGTTCAATATTCTAAAGCAGCTGGTTGTGATCAGTTCTTCTTTGAATTTTGTCAGAAAAGCTTGGGTCAAACCCCTGATGTGTTGTGGCCTGCCTATAAAAGGGCAATCTGCAATCATGAGGCCGGTTATAAATCCATTGCAAAGTATGATAAAGCTCAACCTGTTCTCAATTTGTCTTCGTGGGCTTTGGCTGGTGATTGGACTATACGCCATTTTGCGCCCTATTTATCTAATTCACGTGTAGTTGATTGGGATTTTGTTACTGTCGAAATGGACAAGCAAACTAGCCCAGGCTATCCGTGGAATTTAATCGATCGTTCTAAATCACATATGTTAGACCGGGAATTTTTTAAACAGTATCGAGACCTTTTCTGGGACCGCTTAGCGACTGGAAATCGCGCTCCTGTTATTTGGTGCAACAATGTGAAGGAAGAACTTCGATCTTCTGAAAAAATTGCTGAGAATAAACTACGTACATTTACTGGTGCTCCGCTTGAGCATGTAATGGCCACTATGCGTTTATGTTGGGATATGAATAATTCATTTTATCTTTCCAATAATAAAACGTGGTCTTTTGTAGGAGGCAGTAAGTTTCGACGTGGTTGGGATAACTTATTTAAACGGCTTAACAAACATCCTAATGCATTTGAGCTTGATGAATCAGCTTATGATTCTTCTTTATTTCGTGAAGCTATGTATGGGATGATCGACTTTCGTTGGTCAATGTATTCACCTAAAGAACGCACGGTAGAGAATCGTAAACGTCTTGAAGCGTTATATGTAGAGATTGTTGATTCTATTATCGTGTGTACGAATGGGGATGTTGTAACAAAGAATACGGGTAATCCCTCTGGATCTGCAAATACAATAGTTGATAATACTGTCATATTGTTTCGTCTTATGGCCTATGCCTGGATTGAATTGTGGAATAGAGAGAAACCGTTTCTGACACCCTCATATAGTGATTTTGTATCGAATGTTGAGGCCGCTTTAAATGGAGATGATAACACTTGGACATGCAGCAATGATGTTGTATCGTGGTATAATTCGCGTTCTGTGTCTGACGTTTGGTCTAGTATCGGCGTTACTACACATGCGGATAGTTATGATGCACAGAAATTTGCTTCGTGTTCGTTCTTATCAATGGCTTTTAAGTTGTTTCAAAATGTGTACGTTCCTGTGCCTGAACAAGAGAAAGTTTACTGCGCGTTGGCCTATTCTGGGCATTCAAATCGCAGCGTTCGCTTTAGCTTGCTTCGGGCGTATGCTCTTCGTATTGAGAGTTATTTTGATCCTGACGCGCGGGTGTTTATTGCGGAGTACATTAAATGGTTGTTATCAACCTATAATGATCTCCTGCATGCACCGTCTGCTGCGAAGGGTCTTGACTTTTCATTTGAAGATGTTCAATCAGTTTATCGTACAGATTCTGAAATTCAGGCTTTGTTTCTTGGCTCCGAGAGTGAAAGTTCTAAACCTCGCGTTGAAGCCATAGATTTGAGAATTTTTTAGATAACCGTTTATCGTGGGTATCTTAATTGATATCGCCCCGATAAAAATCTTACAATTATGGGTAAGACTAAATCTCAAAAGAAACGAGCCCGTGCTGCTCGTAAAGCTATTGTTTCTGGGGGCAACAAAATTAAAATAGTTGTTGTCCCACTTCCTAAGCGTGCGAAGCGCCGACGTAATCGTCAGCGTGGACCACGTGCTACTGGCATGATTGGCGTTGCTTCTCGTGCTCGTAACATGATGAGACCGATGGCGACGAAAACTGCCCGAGATGGCCATATGTGCCGTTTTCGTGGTACTGATTTTCTAACCTCGATCTCTATAGGTGGAACTGCTGCGGCTGCTGGTGATGTTCTCTATACGACAGTTGTTAATCCGAAAACACTTGGTGTTTCTCGATTGGCCACTGTTTCTGCGTTATGGGAACGTTACAAGTTCCGTAGTTTGAAGTTCCGTTATGAGCCGGTTGCACCTACAACCACTGCTGGTCAGCTTTTAGGTTATGTGGATTATGATACATATGATGATCCCACAGGAGTTGCTGGTGTTCAAAATCTTCAGCGTGCGGCTGCTCACTATGGTGAAAGCCCTGTTGAACTCTGGAGCCGAACTTTCTGGGAGATCAAAGATGTAGATCCCTTAACTGATTTATATGTTGATTCTGATGGTACTGATCCTCGATGGACTAACCAAGGTCGTCTTGTCGTTTTAGCTGCTTCTGCTATTGCATCAAGTACAGCTTGCGGTAATATTTATCTTGATTATGATGTTGAGTTCTTCATTCCTCAATTGGAATTAACACCTAACACTGGATATGCTGATAAGTTCACAGGATCGACCTCCTGCACAACTGATGCCATTATGGGTACAACTGTTGCGGGGGCGACTTGGAATAATTTACCTTTGGTTGCCGCTGTTAGTGGGAATTCGTTTACGTTACCGCCTGGTGCATATCTTATTAACTTGGGGATTACTGGTGGTACCATTAGTGGGTTGGCTATGACCTCTAGTGGCACTACTGTTTCCGCAATGCCTAATAATATCACCGCGGCTGCTACTGCAGCGTTAGCGAATATTCACTGTTACAGTGATTCCAACCAAGTGATTACTATGTTTGCAACTGCTACTAGCATTGCTACAGGTACACTTTGGATTACATTATTGCCAAGGAATGCCTTGACTATCAGTCGTCAGCGACTTAATCAAATTTCACGTATGCTCTCACTTTGTGGTGAAGTTGAAGAGTTGAGAAAAACATGCGTGAAGTTGAGTGAAGGTGATTCGAAGGAATCAGTTGAGTGTAAGTCATCTGTTTCTAGTTCGAGTTGCTCTAGTAGCTCTGCAACCTCGGTGAGTATGGGATCGCTGGGGCGAAGTAAAACGCTGGATGTGGAAGAGGACTATGTTCGAGTCCCTAAGCGTACGGTGAAGCCTTAGTTGCAAAATTTGGGTTTCAACGTGAATTCACTAATCTCTAGGTTTTTAGGCGAACTGGCTTAAATCTCCAGATGTAGCTTTTCCTGCTTTATCCTGTTCGTGAATCTGAGAATTGGTTCACTTCTTACGGGGGCATTCTTTTTCATGTTTGTTGGGGTGTCTAGTGGTCAAAAGCTCTAGTTTCCCCCTTTGCTTAGTGGGGTGTTTCCTCTTATGAGAGAACACTGTTCCGTGTGAAATGCATAGAACGCACTCCGCGGCCGGCGTTGAAATACGTTGTACGGTTGAGTCATCAGTCCTGAGGGAGTTGGTGAAGTAGGAGTCTACGCTAAGACAAGCAAGTTCATTGAATGTTGCGAATATAAAATTCTAGATAGATGCAAGTTTTCGAC